TTGAAATCCATTGTTGATAACCATCATTTAATATTTGGTTAAAAGCATTTATTACTAATGGATTTTCTAAAACCATTTGTGCATCTTGACCATCTCTGATCTGTTCTTCTTTTTCAGTCATTTTGTTCTCCTATCTGTTTGATTCTATCCACTAAAGTAGTGGGTATAGTTCTTCGCCCAGCGAGATATCCCTTTATGTGATTAACAGGTGTGCCTGTTTTCAGGAATAACTCATTGATTGAAACTCGGTATTTCAACATTAAGTTTTGTAATTCTTTATTGTTCAACCAATTTTTCCATTCTTGGTTTTTTTCAAAACACCTCTGCCCATAAGAACATCGGCTTGAGTTACTTTCCCATCTTTGTTTAAATCAGGAAAAGATTTTTTCTTTTTCTTCTTCATCATGCTCTTGCTACCTTCTTTGCTCTTGCAGATAAATCTTTAAAGTGAACAACTTGTTTAGAAGTTTTGCCATGTGTTTTGCCTGTATGAATTTGCCCATTAGGCATTTTATGAACATTCCCTTTAAATTCTTTACCTGTTTTAAAATAATGTTTGGTTTTAGCACCCATTAGCACTTACCTTTGCCCTTTTTGCCTTTCTTGCTTTTCTTTCCGTACATAGTATTTCTCCTTGATTATTTGTTAAGATATATGTTTCTTACATTTTTAGTAGAAAAAGGATTTTTAGCACGAAATCTTGCATCTTCTACTTTATCAGCAATTTTTTGTGTTAAAGCTTCTCTTTTTTCTCTTTGAGTTGTAGATACATATTCTTGTATTAAATCTCTTTTTTGTGTATTGTTTAATTGATTAAATTTTTTTTCAGTTATCCCATGAAATTTTAACATATCTTTATTTGCCATAATATTTCTCCTATAAAAGTTTAAGTATTTCTGTAAATTTATCACTCATTAAAACAAAGACTACAATAGCTCCATACATAACATACTGAGCTTTGAAGATTGCTCTTTTAACATCTTTCATATCGACTGACAGATTATCAATATCTTTTGCCATGTGCACAAGATGATTGTTCTTGATAAGATCAATATCTTTTTTGAGTAATTCTATTTCTGTTTTAATGTCTTGTTCGTTCATGCTAGTGGCAACCTTTTTCTTTTAGGGTACATATCAAGTGCAATAGCTACAGCTTGTTTTTGTGGTTTCCCTTCTTTTCTTAATATTTTAATTTTTTTAGAAATAAGTTTAGACCTGCTTTCTTTTTTGTATTCAGGTTTGTATTTAGGATATGCCATTAACTTGGGCCTATACCAACTGGTCTGTTTTGCACAGCTTCAAGAGCAAGTTCTTGCTCGTTAAGTTCAAGTTGTGATTTTTTAATTTCTAAATCTTTATTCTTGAGTGCAAGATTAATAGCTGATTCTTCTTGTTTAAGTTTTAACTCTTGTGCCTTGATTTGTGTTTCTATTTCTAATTCTTTAGCTTGTAGTTGTAATTTTTGTAATTCAACCTGTGCTTTTTGTTGTTGTACTTTTTCTTCAATAGATGGTTGTGGTGGTTGTGGTGGTGGCATCATTTGTGGATTAGATACAAACATATCTGAGTTTTTATATCCTGATTGTGCCATAAACTCACTTACTGCATTGTAAATGTTTTGTGGTGTAACAAGTGAACCCATGCCACCATTTTGTACCAATCCTTGAATAATATTCATAATGCTGCTCATAGTTTGCATTTTACTTTGTTGCGAACCACTACCTACACCAACATTGACAGTACAATTTAATTTATCTTTCCATTTGCTAGGATCAATCGGTACAAATCTGTTGTTTAAAAACACCATTTTCTCTCTATCTTCGTATCTTTGAACTAACTGATAGATACATCTAAAGACATCTTTGATACCAGTTTCAGCAAATATACGAGCAATCAACTCAGTTCTTTGCATAGCTGACTCTGTTGCTGCTGAGATTGCACCACTAGTTACATGAGATGTTAATACATCAGGATTGAGTCCTTGTGTCATCTTTGATACTCCTGACCTTTCTTCTCTTACTTGGTCAAGATATCGAACCATGTTAAAAGCATCAGGAGATATTTGTGGTGTTGGTAAAGGTGTTACAGCACCTGGTGCTCTCATTCTAACAATACCACCTGGTCTGCTAGTTAATAAATCATCTAATTCTACCTGTCCTGCTAATACTGCATATCTTGCATTATTAGTTAAATACATATTGTCTAAGATATTCCTAACAATCGTAGATTTAATGAGCTGTATGTCTTTGACTGTATCAGCAACTGACATTCCGTAAAATTTATGAGGTATTGGTAGAGGACATATTGTTGAGAAAGGAATATAATCAATCTCAATATTTTCTAATATTTCATTACCACCTTTAGTAATCTTTCTAAGTTCTGCAATACCATCGCCATCAAAATCAATATGAGTATAACATTCATCTAACCATATTTTTCTGTTTGCTCCTGAACCCTCATCAGGTGGTATCGCATCATCATCGTAGCTAAATCTTGCCAATCTTTCTTCGTTGTATTCAGCTTGTGATTGAGAGTAGCTAGGCATATTCTCTACTACTTTAGGATCGTAACCCTCTAAAATTAAATCACTTACTGATTTTTTTACTCTATGGCAGATAAACTGTGCTGATTCGATATCTACTGCCCTTCTTGATATCAAAAATTCTTCAGGTGGTACAGAAACTACTCTTACCTGCCCACCAGTTTTAGTCCTTTTAGCTTTAAGATCATGGCTAATAATCTCAGGACTAATCATCATACCATTTTCATCAAGCTGTGCTTCTTGCACCATTTTTTCTGTATGTTGTAATACTTCTAATTCATCGTTTGCTAATACTGCTTGATATTCAATCTCTGTAAGGTTTTCATAATGTTCGGTAGATACTTCAGTCTTTTCTTCCCAATAATGCTTAACAATACCTGTTTTGCTTATAAGTGCATCTTTAAAGACATCATATAGGACTTTAAAGCCATTATTTTGCCTGTTAAAGACATAGTTTACATAGTCGGTAGCTTGTTTAGCCATTTCGACATCTTCAGGGCCTTGTGGCTCAAATTCAGCGACATTTTGATGGGTGGTAAATATTCGCATCAAAGATGGCATAATATACTCAACTGTATCTCTGACATCAGTTGTTACGATTTCTGATCTACCATCAATCTCATTACCAAACTTTTCACCAAGATAATACTTCATATTGTCCTCTCTTTGCCCTGAGAGTTCACTATTCATGTGTCCTGTAGCTTGTTCAATCTCTTGTGATAGTTTCGATGCTAATTCATCTTCAGTCATTTTTTTTGGTTTTTTTGCCATTCTTTGCCTTTGGTGTTTGTGAATCTTTTTCCATTTGCTCAATCATAATCAGAGCATATTCCATTTTTTCTTCTAACTCTTTGACTTTATGAGCCAATAATGTAGGAGATGTTATAAGTTCTGCCATTATCTATTATAAGAACCAGCTATCCCTGAACCAATATCGCCTGGTCTAATTTTCGGTCTTTTTTTTGTTTTATATCTTTCTTTAAATCTTTGTGCTGCTGTTTTGCCTGATTCCATTTGCTGCATACCCCTAAGAGATTTTCTCCTAAGTGTTGATGTTTCTGATGCTTTTGCATTTTCAACAAAAGGATTGGTTTTTTTTCTTAAGTCCATATTTATCTCCTAAACTATTGCGACATCAGGGCCTAGAGTACCTTTTCTATTCCACTTTGATGTCTCTGTTGTGCTGTGTCTTAGACTCATAACTGCATATCGTGTTGCAGACATGAGGTCATCTTTAATTTTTACTAATTTTCCATCTTTACGATGATATAACCTATACTCCTGAAACCAATCATATAGGGTATTGAATACTTTAAATTTGCCCTGCTCCATACGAGTAAGCATTTCCATCAACCCTGCTTCAACACTATTGCCACCCTTTTTCTCACCTAATGCTGGTGGATTCTCAAAGTGAAATGGCAACATATTGACATGAGCTGTACGATATTGCTCGGCTAGAGTAATACCACTTCCTTTATCGTGCTGATATCCATCATGTGGCCATGCTACTGGGATAAAGTGAGATCCCTCTCTTTCGTTGATATGACTTGCATGATAATCAGGTGTCTGTTTGGACATACTGTAGCAATCATACACATAGACAATATCTTCGTCTCTATCCCATGCTACCCAAACTACAGCAGTAGGGTGGTCGTAGCCGAAATCAAGACCTGCGATTCTTGGGAAATGAGTTGGTATGGTAAACGGATCACAGGTCAATGTATCTTCATCAATAGGAAATACCAATCCTGAACCAATCATCGGTACACCTTTTGATCTTAATTCTCTTTCGTGTGGTGGTAGAGCAGATAAAATCTGTTCTTTCATATCCTCAGTCAAATGCTCTGCATCTCCCCACCCAGCAGTTATCAATGCCTGTCCTGGCCTTAGATTGCTGGTAAAATTCTGTACTACCTCAGTCATACCTGACTCAGGGGTAAAGGTCAAATAAACCTGTCCTCGCCTGTCTAATGTCCTAGTAATACACTGGGAATAGATATCTTGAGGTGGTTCTTCATCGAGCCAAATAAGGTCTAAACTCTCCCCCATAAATTTTTCAGCACCCATTTCATAGGCCTTAAAGGCAACCCTAGACCACCCACCACTTTTATGTTTGACCATAACAGAAGAATGGGCATTGGGAACTCCTGGTTTTCTAGTAGTTTCACCAATAAGGTGTTTAGGGATTGAACCCTTCCCTTTATCTCTTGGGTTATCAGGTTGCCCAAATAGCTCCTTTTGGCAGATATCTCTAGTGGTTTCATTACTCGCACCACACACCCATGCTTTGATGGGTTGATTATATCTCTTACCAGTCCACCATTTAGGGTACAATCCTGTTAGGTGTGCTGCCATTTCCATCGCACCCACATAGGATTTACCTACCCTGTTTGCTGCCATGAGCAATCTTTGGTTGGATTCTGATCCTGCCTGATGAAAACTCTTTTGAAACTTATAGGGTTGGTAGTAATTTAATTTATTTTCTTCTTTTCGTTTATTAAGAGTGTTTAGAATCTCTTGAATTCTGTCGTTGTTTTGCATATTTGTTCTAACTGGAGATAACATTGTGAATATTCATTATTTTGAGGTATTTCTTTTGCCAAAGGTATAAGTTTTTCTTGCAATATTTTTATCTTATCTTCCCTAGCTGATATAGGTCTTAATATATTGTTTATATCTTTGCTTATTTCCCACACATCTTCCCAACCTATTGTCCTGTTTTTCAATATTCCTCTAAGATAACCAGACAAACTTACAACCCCTTGTTTTTTCTTTTTAATAAATTTTTTTAAATTATTTTTTATATTGAATATAAACGAACCTGCGTTATGTGCAGCTTTTTTTTCTTTTGTAATACCAGTTTGTGAAAAAAGGATATCAGGGAAATCTGTATCTTCAATTACTTCAACAAATTCTTGCATATCTAGTTTTTTATATAGGTTTAAGAATTCTTTTACCACATGGTCGGCTACAGTAATCTTAAAACCTGTGTTTATTTCAATAATATGATTAATATAATCAATTAAGGGTTTAATTTCTTCTGTTTTATCTAACCTGCTTTTTAGATATGCTTTGAGTTGTTCCCTTTTTTCATCTGTTTCTTTAAGTTCTTTTTCTTTCAAGAAAATGTAATTTTTATCTGTAATTTTTCTCTTACCTTTGCCGATATTACATTGTTTGCAAGAAGTAATAAGATTCTCAAAGCTGTTATCCCCTCCCTCGTAAACAGGCAGGATATGATCCACCTCTAAAACAACTCCCTCATCTTTTGGGGTAGCACCACAATATTGACATTTATGGTTATCTCTTTTAAATACCTCAAACCTTAGTTTTGGGGAAATAGGTTTTCTTTTCCCAACCAGTTTAAGTTTACTTTCTTTGTTTGTAGACATAGTTATCCACCCTTAATACTATAGGTTTTTTGAATATTGTCAAGGTGCTAGATTGAATTGGCCATATTAGATAATGCTAATGGACTTAATATTCCCACCATAGTATGGATAGATATATATATATAATCATGTACGCGTGTGGGGGGTTGTCGCGTGTGTACGATAATATTACGCGTGTGCATGAGAGCCATTAATCGCTAGTATATGGCACTTAGTCCAATTTATGCTAGGTAAGTGCTATGGATCATTAATAGTGCGATTATAATAGCCGTGAGAGTGCGAGAGATATAACTATTATTATCTGATAAATGTAGTGCTAATTGTCTAATGGTATGTAGGTAATAAATGGTATGTTTATTGATCTATCTGTATATATGTTCTTATCATAAAAGGCCATTAAGAGTTATTCGCCATTTTATTTATTATTAGACTAGACAAAAAAAGACAAGAAAAAACCCCTAGAAAATTCTAAGGGCTTTATCATATATAATGATCTATTTAACAGTATTTAGTATAACTCATACATTTAGGGAATATATCATGCCTTAGATCATCTGGCATTGGTAGATCATGCCCAATACAACCTTTAGCTGTATCTGGATAATCTTCTAAATGTTTATTAGTCCAATTTTCAACGCCAATAATACCTTTCAAAGCATCTATTCCGTGAAAATCTACCATGTAATCTAGTGATATGTCTACATTGATAAATTTCAAATGATCATAATGTTTCATAACTATTTTAATTGCTTTATCTTTTAATATTGCATAGTCTTTATTGTTTTTTTCAATCTGATCTAGTTTTTTATAGTCTATCATTCTATCTTCTGATGTTAATATTGTCATATTTATCCTCATATTTAGTTAATTACTAACATATTAAGAAATATTTTGATTAATATCAATAAAAAAAGACCTATTTAATGAAAAATAAGTCTTTTAATAGTTATATATGGTTATTTGATATCTTTTAACAAATCATAAACAATGTCTACTTCCTCGTCTGTTAAATTGTTTACACGATCCCAATTTACAATATCGAATGAATTGCTAGATATTTTCTTTTTTTTAATTTTATATCTTTTTTTATCTCGTTTCTCTTGATCTCTGAGATCGTTGACCTCTTGATCTGTATAATCGTACTTGTTTTCATAAGTATAATTTTTATCTTCTTTTTTCATTGTTTTATCTCCTCATGTATGATTATTCGTTAATATTTGCCAATATAGATTATTTCTATATTATCTTTTTTCATGTTCTCTATCTGTTCTAATGCCTGTTTTTTTGTCTTGTGTTGATATCTATCTCCATTTTTATATTCACTTTTTAAAAATGTTGAGTTTTTATATTTACCTGTAAACGCATCAACAAATTTAATTTCCTTTTTAATTGTTTTATTGGTTTTGCACTCTGTTATATATTTCATTGTTTTATTCTCCTGTTTTATATATATTGATCTAGACTTAACCCTATTATTAAAAATAATAGAAATAGGATTGAGCCAAGAATGCTGTTAAATATTAGTAATATTATATCTATTTTATTCATGCTGATTTGACCTCTAAAGAGTTTATATAATCATTTACAATATATTCTCCTATAATATAAACATACATATTTACTACTTTTTCTGGATCTGAAAAATCTGTATTTACTTCTCCAAAATTATTATTTTCATATTCTTTAATGATATTTATGATATTAAAGGCCTCATTTGATAGCCATTTTTTAGCACGATATGTACCTATAATGTAATAACTAGTATTAAAAGCATGATAATGCAAATCATCAATATTCTCTTTTATCCATTCCTTGTCATGTTCCTCTATAAAGTCTTTAAAATACCATTTTATTTCATGATATTTATAATAGTTTTCTATATTCATTTTTTTATATCCTCAAAGTTTATTATTTAATTATAGTTATTTTCTCATTATATGCAACAACAAAATATTTTTATTCTATATATGCAAAAAAACCTGTTAATAACAAAATCC